GTAGTTCAACGCCTTCCTCACCACCAATATACCCCCACTGTGCATCTTGTCTGTGTTCTTTATCAGGCTCAATCATCTCTATACACCTCTTCACAACCAATTCTCCATACTTCTGTCTGAAGATGTCCTCCCAAGGATGGGAGGTCTTTGGCATGCCTAGTAGCTCAGCATAAGCCAGTGTCTCAGCTTCTTTGGCAAGGGCGTAGAAGATGTCGTTCATAGCGGTGTTTCCTTGTCGCGTAGGTATTCAATTGCTTTTTGAAGAACACCTACATTGTCTTTTGATTTACCAAGCATTGTGTTGCAGTTAGTACAAAGTAAACCTCTTACAGCACCTGTAGTGTGGCAGTGATCTACTTGTAAAGCTGTTTCAGTGCTCTTGGCTCTTCCTTGTTCAACCTCTTGTTCACTTCTTTCACATATAGCGCATTTGTATTCTTGTTGCAGTCTCATCAAATTGTATTCTTCAAGGCTTATTTTATATTTTCTGAGCCTTTGTTCTTTAGCTTTTTCAGGATTGTTGTAGTACCAATTTTTACTGCCTTCTCGATGTATGTCTCTTTTTCCTTCTCTGCTTAAATAGCTGTTTCTCCAACAAACCATACAAGCAGTTTGTCTATATCCCTTTCTCTCCCCTGTTGCCAGGGTTTTGTATACCATACCAAATTTTTCTGGCGGTAGTTCTTTTTTACATTTTCTACAAGTTAGCATCTGATCACTCCTTTAGTTCGGTCTTTTTATGTGTTGACCAGATGCTGTTATAGCATGATCTAATACTTATTACAAGACATTTTCTTCACTCTCAATGTCCTCAACTTCCAACATCCTACCTGTTTGTCGGTTGTATAGCAAGGCACAGGCAGAGCCACAGTCGCCGTTGTACCTGTTCTTCATCACACGAAGCCTTGTGGTATTCCTCTCCATCAAGTCTTCTGCTTGTCCGTTGCGCTCAAGGCCAATCACCATGTCACTAAGCTGTGCAATGCTAGCGCTACCACGAAGCTGTGCAAGGCTTGTCACCGCGCCTTCTTCGTGTCCTTTACCACCATCAGGACGCTTCAGATGCGACACCACAAATAAGGTGATGAAGGTTTCCTGGACAACCATCCGCAGCTTCGTCATCAACTCATCGATGGCTTTTCTCTCATCTCCGTTCTCTTGCGAAGACACCACCAGAGATATGTGATCTAGGGCAATGTATTTGCAGTTGAGGGCTTTAGCCAGATAGCGCACACGATTGACGATGGTGTCAATGTTGTTCGATCCGAAGTGGTTGAACAGATACAGACGACCTGTGCCAAGTGTCCTTTCAAAGGCGTCCTTTCTTTCTTCTTCATCGCTGATGGTGTCTGGAAGATGTAGAGGCTTGTTCGCTGCAAGAGACATCATTGAAAGACCAGTCTTCCTGATGCCTTCCTCCATGAACATCAACCCAACATTCTCATCTGTATTCCCCAACAAATGCCAAACAATTTCACGCAGCAACTGACTCTTCCCCAATCCGCTGCCAGCAGTGATGGTGACAAGTTCACCGTGTCGAATGCCATAGGTGAGTTTATTCAACCCATCCCAGGGATACATACATTGTGCCGGTGCTGGTGGTGTAGAAACCAAGTCCCACAACGTGTTGCCAGCAACAATGCCATCGGGAATGTAGGCTTCAGCAGCCCACCAGCGTTGAACGAATAGAGCTTCTTTGTTTGCAGCGGTGTAGTCACAGGCGTCTTTCATGTCGACGTCGTGCTTAAACACCTTTGCTTTGTTGCCGAAAAGCTCTGCTACTTCCTTCGCTGCTTTCTTGCCTGGCTCATCGTTGTCAAAGCAGATGACGATGGACTCGAAACTGTTGAGCCATTCATAAGAGGCTTTGCAATCTTTCAAGGCACCAGCAGCACCACTGCGGATGCTGACAACAGCCCATTTACTTCCTGTGGCTTGGAAAGCCGCTAGAGCATCAAACTCACCTTCAGTGATGGTGACATACTTACCACCATTGCTGTAGAGATGTTGCCCAAACAACGTAGCCTGTGCAGGCTCACCAATGCTGTGAAACTTCTTCTCAGCAACGGCCCTGACCTTGGCTGCTACGAGAGTGCCGTCCTTGTCATGATAGGGAAAATAGAAATTGGTCTTGTCTTTGACAACACCATAGCGTTCCAACGTTGATCGAGTAAGACGCCTGTCTGTAACAGAGCAGGCTTCGTTGTCCTCGAAAATTGGTGCAAGATTCACATTCATCCTTTTCTTCGTTGTGGAAGGAATGACGGCAGAGCCATCACTTTCTGTAAACGTATTACATGCAAAGCAAAAGCTGCTGCCGTCTTCGTTGATGCTACGTGCATCGCTGCTGCCACAATCTGGGCAGCTAACGTGTAGCCTGACGAATGTCATTGTTGTTTCTTATCTAGTGATCGTTGTAAAGCCTTTATGGCTGTCCTCAGTTCTTTGATGTGTCTGATGGTGTCTTCCTTGAACAGACGATAGTCATCAACAGATACACCACCAGATGGTGACGTTACCTGTTTAACCCTCTCAGCAGCTATCTCTGCTGCTGTCTTAACTTCCGCCATAGTAGCCACCCATCCACATCGCTGAATACCAAGCAGCCAGTAAAGCTATCAGAAGAATAACGAAGGTGTAGTCTTCATCATCGTCATCATCGTTCTTCACAACAGTGCCTCTCCAACATACCGCTGTGAAGATGCATACTCACTGCATTGCTTCACAGGGTTATGCCACATCTTCCCTGCGCTATCTTGATAGTACAGGAAAGGCCACTGCTCATTCCTCTTCACGGGAATAGAACATAGACTGAATGAGTTCAAGCTCTGCTGTTGCTTCTGGTCCGAGATCAACATGTTTAAGTCTTCCTCTGATGTGTCCACGGATGTCTTCACAAGTGGCATAGTATTTATACCAGTCTAGCATGTGAGAAGCCTCATAGGCATCCTCACAACATATCGTCACACTCTTTACGCTCATGGCTGTGCATCTCCTTCAGCATACCTTCATAGACATTCATCAACTCGCCACAACGCAGGTTGATAAGGCTGATGATGGCGAGTAGATAGTTGTCAATGTCATCCTCACTCGGTGTTTCTTCTCTGTCAAGAAGAGCTTTACGAATGAGTTGAACATCCTGGTCCAAAGACCACATGTGCATAATGGGGTCTTCAAGCCGCTGCAATTGCAGTAAATTTTTCATTCATCGTTTCCTTTAGCAGGTTGGGGTTGATGAGGGTTGACGGGAACTCTCTTATCTGTTGAGCCTTGGTTGAGCCCTTCAGCGTATGGACAAAGTACGGAGACACACTGGCAGCGTTCTGATGTCCAGACATCATCATCACTGTCAACAGGTCACCACCATTTTCAATGACTTCAGTGATGGCTGTGCGTCGAAGATCACGAAGCTGTAGCTCCTGAGGGATGCCAGCAACTTCGCATATTTCTCTGTAGTGATACATGATGGTGACGATAGTGTAAGGCACCCAATCGCGTTTGTCAGCAGAACGATGTCGAGGAGCAACATAGGTGCGGCAGGGGTGTTCTTTGTACTGCTGCTGAAGGATGTTAGCAAGTCCATCAGAAATTGGCAAGCGTACAGTGACACCCTTCTTGCTTTGCTGTATCGTCACTGTTTTATTCTTCAGGTCAACAGAGGACCACTTGAGATTGAGGATGTCGCTGACACGCTGTCCCCACTCATAGAGACAATAAAAGATGATGCCAGCACTTCTCCATTCCCATTTGCTGAAGGCTGCATTCAACACCGACAACACCTGTGAGCGCTGCCACATCATCTTCCTGGCAGCAACAGATATTTTCTTGATGTGGCTGAATGGGTTCAGTGTGGTGAAGCCATGACGAATGCCCCAGTTCCATACAGATCGATGAACTGAAATGATCTGGTTGGTCTGTAGCGGCCTTGATCCAGACTTCAACTCCTGTTCGTACAGACGTTGTACCAGTGGTGCCGTTATGAAGTCTATCTTAGCGTTGAAGAACTCAACACCGCCAATACGCTTGTGCTGCCACAGGTGAAGAACAATGTTGTATTGCTTCTTGACACCGGGCGTCAAAGCACAATAGTCTGTGCTGTTGAGATAGCTGTTGATGAGATGTGTCACTCTGCCTTCTTTGTAGGTGCGTCGAGTTTCTTCTCTCACCTTTATCCACTCGACATATTTCTCGTTGTAGAAATTGGC